CCCGCGGCAATCCCTCCGGCGCATAGACGACCATCGGGGCAGGGGCCTCCGGGATGGCCTTCATACTCCAGACGCCCTGCACCATCGCCATGAGCGTGACGTCGCCCGTCAGCGTCGCATAGAGCCAGGCGTCCACCTCGGCAGTCGGGCTCATTGCTCCAGGTGCCTCCGCAGAATGTCAATGATCGTCTGCTGGTTGTTCTCGACCGCCTTCCTCATCCACGCGTACTTCCCGTGAAACTTCGAGGCCAGCTCAAGCGGCGCGGCGTACGGCATGTCGGCATGAAGGCAGATCGTGACGAGCTCCTCCGATACGTCGACGACGTCACCATGGATGGACGCCTCCAGCATTCCGGTCGGCGTGTAGCCCTCGCTGTACGGGTTGCCCCACCTATGGTTCGCCTTCGCGTAGGTCTCCAGGTAGGCGGCGATCTCCTGCGCGGCGTCCAGTTTCGCCTGCAAGAGGCGGCGCTTCTTGGCGTCGATGTTCGCGAGCAGTTCCTCCAGCCCCCGTACGCTCATAGCACCCGCTCCACGCTCAGTTGCACGGTCGCCGCGTATTCGTTGCAGTCGATCACCCGGTAGAGGTCGCCCGTCTCGTCGACCAGCCGGTAACGCTCGTAGTCGGCGTCGATACTTGGCGGCATTGTCTCGCGCTTGTAGAAGACCGCCACCTTCGGTATCCGAGCGTGAATGTGAAGCCCGCTGTCGTAGAACCGGAGCGGTCTCGGGTTTGGATTGCGCAGGTAGCCGACCAGCCCGCTCTGCACGGTCGCCCAGTTGTCCATCGGGCCGCCCGTCACATCCTGCGTGACCGTGTTGAACATGAGATCGAACGTCGTTCGCCCGGGATCGCTCACGCTACTGCCCTCAGTCTATGGAACCTGCTGCCAAACCCAGACTGCCTGTCAAACTCCTCGCGCCAGTTGGTGACCTGTGACTGCAGATACCCTCCGCTGCCGTAGTCGTTCGAGACGTCACCCTCCGTCCACCGCGCTACGCCGTCCCGGATCGCGAGGCTCAGTTGGGGAGCCAGCCGGGCCGCCGCGCCGCAGAGGATCGCCCGCCAGGCCGCCTCCGGGACGAATGTCCAGAACCCCCATCGACCCGTGATCTGAATGCTGTTCGGGTACATGGGGCCTACGTTCCCGAACACGGCGAACGGGCTGATGAACGTGATGTAGGTGAACGATTTCTGTTTGGCGGGCGCGTTCGCCGGACACAGGATGTAGTCGGTTCCAGATGTCAACGCCCTGCCTGGATCGGTCGGCGTCACCCCGACCATGAACGTTTGAACGGTTAGGAGGCCCGCTCCGAGCTCCAATACCGGCTGGCCATTGGGTGCAGTCGTGATATCGGCGGGCGAATAGTAGCGCGCCGTCGTCGGATCGGTCGCAGGCGTGAAGAACGGCACATACCCGGTCCGCTCCTCCCACTCCTCGATGGCCGAGTAGACCGCGCCGTCGAGGTCCAGGTAGCCGTTCGGGATCGTGAGGCCCGCCCCCTCGATGAACCTGCTCAGATCGACTCCCGTCGGCATCGCCGTCTGCATGTCACTTGTCCTCTGCCGGGCTGCGTAGCGCCTTATTCTCGCCCGGCCAGATCGCCTTCGCCGCCACCTGCACCCGCGCGAACCGCTCCGGCACCGTCACCGTCCGAGCGTCGTCGAGCTGCAGGGTCGCCTCGTAGTCCTCATCGTCCTCGCCGCCCCATTTGATCTCGATCACTTTGCCGGTTACGCTCACAATGTCGCCAACGCGCGCCATCCTACGCTCCCTGCCGGGTTGCGCCGGGGCCCCTGGACTTCAACGCGAAGAGGCCCCGGCGTTCGTCGCCGTTACGGCTGCTTCTTGTGCTTCACAATGGCGAACACGTCCAGAACAACCCCGGTCGTCGCACCGGAGACGGTCACCACCGGGCGCAGGTAGCGGGCCGGGCCGATGTAGCTCACCTGCTGCACGACCGCAGTGGCCGAGCTGGTGATCGGCGTCAACGTGCCCACCTGGTTCGCGGTTGTGACGTTCGTCCATGTCGCGTTATCCGGGGAATCCTGCAGGCTCAGTGTGTGCGTACCGTCCGTCCACACACCCGGATTGAACACGATCATGTCCGCATCCGTGGCAGACAGGTCGAGTGCCGTGCCGTTCGTCGTGGTGGTGATGGCCTTCGGGCCGATCAGGGGCACCGTCGGCAGTTCCTGGCTGATTGCTCGCAGACTCATTGGTCTATCCCTCCCCCGCCTCTGCGGCGGGTCTGTCGTCTGAACTGGTTGGGAGGCGGGGCCGCGCGTCGTGCCTACGGCCCCGCCTCAGTCATCCTACGAATGCATGATGAGCCGGGAGAACGCCTCACCGAGAACCGGAAGGCCATCCGTTTCCTTGCGGAAAACGTAGCCAATCTGGTTCGTGGCCGCGTAGAGCTCGTAGAGCACCTGCAGGGTCATGGTGAGCGCGTCGGCGATCCAGTATTTGCTGAAATCGCCAAGGATCGCGACGTACTGGCTCGCCGAGATCGTGCTCGGCATGAGCTCCGATTCGTAGATCGGGCGGCCCATGAGCGTGTCGGGGGTCCCGCCGATCAGCGCGGTGCCCTGCGCCACGAACGGGGTCCCGATGAGCCCCGGTTGCCAGATGTACTGGGAGTTGGCATCCTTGAGCTTGCGCACTGCCGCGACAACCGGTCGGCTGATGATCCAGCTCGACCTTTGCCTATACTGGGCCTTCAGGTTGTAGAACGTGTTCATGACGTCGTCGCCAGCAATCGCAGTCGGGCTCGCGGCGGTGACGTCACGGGTCGTCGGAATGCCCTGCGCGGACGGCGTCATCACGCCGAGCGGCTGGTTCGCACCGCTTCCGTTCAGGAACGCGTTCTCCTCGGTCAGCGCGACCATGTACGCCAGACGATCGACCAATACCGTCTCGAAGTTCGGGACTTTGCGGATGAGCGTCCGGCTCAGCTTGAGCAGTTTGGCCATCGGATGCGGCCGCCACTCGCGCTTGCCGACGCTCGCGGTCGTTTCCTCGTTGCCGGTGCCGAGTTCCACCGTCCAGTCAGTAGCCGACGGGTCGGTATCGAGGGCGGGAACGCCGAGGCTATCGGCTGTCGGCACCTCGTAGACGGTGGACAACTGCCGAACGAACATGAGGTTTTTCATGAGCAGCAGGAAATCCTGGATCATCTCCTGCGGCAGAATCGCGAACCCGCCGCCCGTCGGGACGTCAGCCTGGTAGGCCTTTGCCTCCGGGCTGTTCAGCAGTTTCGCGTCCGCCTGCTGGGCCGCCGAGCCATCGTAGCCGGTGCCAAGCGCCTGCTGGCGGAACAATGCGAGTTTCAGCTCCTTCGCGACAGGCGACTGCTGGGCCTTCTCCTCGGGCCGCGTGCTCCCAATCACAGGCTGGGAGGTCTCGGGCACCTTCTGGCCCCACGCCTCCAGCTCATCCGCCTTGCGGAGGCGCTCGATCTGCTTGATGAGACTGTCGCAGTCGGCCATCCGGCTGTCGAACTCGGCCTCCTCATCCGGCGTGAATGTCTCTGGCTTGCCGGCGTGCTTGGCCTGGAGCTCCTGCACACCCGCGAGGGCGCGATTGTAGCGCTCCGTCAATGCATCAATAGTTGCTTTGTTACTCATCTAGGTAGGCTCCTCGCGCGACCGCCAGCGCGATCCTGCCGCGCCGAACGAGGTCGCGAAGTCGTTGCTCACGCTTGAGGGCGAGAGCGGCTGCGTCAGTGTCGTCCGGGTCGTCCTCCTCGCCAGCATCTCGCTGCGGGTACCCGTGTAGTGCTATGGCGACCGCCTGTTTCCGGGAGAATCCTGCGTCCCGTAGGAACTCCTCGAACTCGCGGACCGTTTCAATGCTCTTGACCGCCGAGGCCACCGCTTTCGGGTTGGCCGGGACGGGAACGATGCTAAACTCGTAGAACTCGGCGATCTTGGATATCCCCCTGCACTGGCCCTTGCACCGGGCGATCCCCGGGGCGTCGAACAGGTCCATCGGCGCGCCGGACTGCTCGGCATGGTCCAGCAATGCCTTGCCATTCTCGAAATAATGCACGCCGCTGTCGTAATCTGGCATGAACCCCACGGAGAGGCCCACGGAGAGGCCCCGCTGCATCCGCTCCGCGCAAACCTGCCGGGCCGCCTGCCCCTCCGGCGTTCCGTGAAACTCGGCCTTGCAGAGGAGCTCGCCGCCGCGTTCCGCCGCCTCGACGGGCATGGCCACCGGTAGACTGTTCCAGTCGTGCCCGACCGCCACGAATCCCGAGGCCCGGAAGTCCTTCAGCGCGCCCTTCCAGCACCCCGGATAGAGCACGTCGCCCTGTCGGTCCATGTTGCCCATGACCGCCGCGGCTCCCGCGATCTGGTTGTCGTCGATCTGAACGTCTTTCAGAACGTAGAACTTGTTCAATGGCAGTGGTTGCATCCCGCACCTCTCATATCTGCCAGTACCCGGCGCGCTACTCCTCTGCCGGTCGTGCGTCCAGCGCGGAGCTCGCCGGGCCGTCGCCCTGCCGCGCGTAGTAGTCTAGCTGCGTCGTCGGCACCTCGCCAACCTGCGGCTCCATCCGCGGCGGGTACAGGTTCGGGGCCGCCTTCAGCACCTGATACGTCGAGCAGATACAGTTCGGGTGACTGATCGGGACGTCATCGGGCTGGTAGATCCCCGGCCCGAGCCCGCTGTCGTGCGCCGCGTAGATGTCGCATATGTCAGGCTTCGGGTGACCCGAGGACAACGCCCAGCCGATCCCCAGCAGGTAGGGTTTCAGCTCGCCCGTCTGTCTGTCCACTGCAGCAACGTTCGTCGTCGCCCGGTGCGCCTGAATGAGCTCCGTTCGCGCGATCCGCATCGCCACCCACCAGGGCGAGTCCTCGCCCGCTCCCGTCAACGCGTCGTGCACCCGATCTGCTGTCTGCGCTGCGCTCAACTGCTCCGCCACGCTCTGCAGGATCGAGTTCTCGACTGCCTTGTAGCCTAGGTCGCTCAGGTTGTGTAGCCGCGTACTCAACGTGATCCCGTCCGAGTAGTACCGGGCCGCTAGGCCCTCGACCGTCTGTTGCGCCAGTCTACCAAACCGTACCGTCACGTCCACGCCATCGCTCAGCTTCCAGGTCCGGTCCATCTCGGCGATCAACGTCGGGTCGACGTCTCGGCTCCAGACCATCTCCGCCACCTGCTGCGCCCTGTCCGCCGCCGCCTGCGCCAGCTCCAGCATCCCGGCGTCGAGTAGATCGGCATAGTCGCTCGACAGGTCCTGCAAACGCTGGTCAATCCCGGCGAGTAGCTCCTGCAGGCGTGCGTTGTCGATCATCTGCTCGTCTGTGAACCACCGGTCGCCCAGCGCCTCTATGCGTCGAACGATCTCGCGCGCCGCGGTATCGTACGTGCCCATGAGCCGGCGCAGGTTATCCCGCGTTAGGACCAGTTGCCTGCGCCGGGCCGCCACGAGCAACGCGCGGTACTCCTCCGGAGTCCAGTCGCGCGCGGCCCTACGCTCCGACCGCATCGAGCGCCTCGATCTCACGGATCACCCGCTCGGCCCAATCCACCGGCTCGCCGCGTGGCTGATCATCTGACCCATCATCTGACGCATCGAATGCCTTAGCCGCCTTACTCCGGCCCGCTGCCTCCGCCGCGTCTGGGACGCCTCCGGCAAACTGCGAAAGGTCTGGCGCCTTCGAGCGCAGTTCATCACCATCCGGCAATGGGTCGAGGTCGAGGTGCAACCGCGCCTCGTTCGGCGTTATAATCGGGCCGCCGGCGGCAAGCACCAGACGTTTTGCCCGCGCGTCCTCGTCAGGCTGCAGGGCGCGCACGTTCCGCGTGTCGAACCACATCTGCACGCTGGGGTCGCGCTCGAAGTCGGGCAGCAACTGCAGGTCGAGCTCCTCGGAGAGCTCCGCCATCACGGGCAGTATGCCGTTGTACCACGCACCGGACTCCGCCTGCTCCCTGTTGTCGTAGTGCGTGTTCGTGTCGCTCGGCAGGCCGACCACCATCGGGTCCAGCATGAGCGCCGCGCAGACCCGGCTCGTCCATTGGTTGTTCAGGATCTGCACGCTCATCTGGTCCGGGCTGAACCCGAGCTTCTCGATCTCGAACGGCTCCGCCATGAAGATGGGCTCGCCGCGACGATCTCCGGTCGTCCGCGCGCGGAGGGCACGCGTGAACCTTGCCGCCTCGTCGTCATCGAGGCCGGAGATTCCGCTTTCCCTTGGCCCGATCACGAACGGCGTCATCATGAAGTTTTCAATGAGCGCGGATATGACCGTACTGTACTCGTTGTCAGCGAACACCTGCCGAAGCTGCTGCTTGAGCGGGCTCAGGCCCTTGCGCACACAGTCCGGGTCGACGCCAAACCGGAAATGCACGACGTCCTCGACGGGGTGCTTGATCCATGACCCGTCGACGTACTGCTCATAGTGCGTCACCTCCGCAGAGCCGTCCGAAGGCCATCGCGGTTCCATCTGGAAATGGGGCACCCATCGCAACTCGACCGGGCGGCCATTGTTCGCCCTGATTTTGAGCCAATAAGCGTTCCCGTCACACAAATAGGAGAGCACGGTGGCCTTCCAAAGTCTGCGCCCTCCCCACCGCGGCGCAGGTCGCTGCAGGAGCTGCGCCAGCGGGTGCGTCGGAAGCCACTCAACCGTCTCGCCGTCCGGGTTCAGCCTCTGTGGCATACATCGCGCCTCAGGAAACGAGAGCATCCACCAGTTGAGGCATATGCCGACAATGCTGTTCTTCCAGAGATCGCCCGCCTTCTGGACGTAGTCCAACTGCGTGCCGGGCAGGTTCCAATAGAGGAGGTTCTGCCTCCGCCTCACATTGTACGACGCCTGGTCTTGGCCTCCGATACCGCTCCATCGGAAGCCCTTGAGACCGGCTCGCAATGTCTCGCGCACGCTCATCGGCCTATCCATCCGCGTAGCCAGATCGCGGCAATGAGCACGAGCAGACAGGCCGCGCCGATCACGACGAGACCGCCTGCAAACTGCACCATCGCCCAGAGGATCGGGGCCTGCATTCAGTCGTCCCCCAGTACGCGCATCCGGCGCGCCCCGGCCAATTCCGCGAATGCGTCCGCGCTCGCGTCTACCTGGTCGTCGCGCAAGCAGCCCTCCCTAAAAGAGCGCAACTCCGAAAGGTACGCATGGTTCCACGCGCCGCGGATCGCCCAGACGTTCCCTGCGTTGACCTGCGACGCGAACCCGGAGGCCCTGACCTCCTTCGCGCCGGTCACGGGAGCCGACCGCATGTTGCATCCCGCCAGCATTCGCGCCATATGCAATACCTGGTCCTTGCCCGCCTGTCCCGGGTCCTGCGGAATGCGGATCAGCGCCGCACGTCCGTCGACCTCCGCCGCCCGCCGCATTTGCGCATCTCGCTCATCCGGGGCCCAGCGCCCGCGAACGACGTCGAGCACGCCAAACGACCCGTCCGCCGCCCGGCACATCAGCACGCCCACCGTGTAGTCGCCTCCGCCTGCCGTCGCCGCGAAGTCCCACGCTCGGCAGAGAGCAGTAGGAGCCGCCGGCGGATCGTCCACGATTCGAACTCGGTCAGGCTTGAAGATCGAGCCCTCTCTAGGTTGAGGGTTCTGCTGGTAGAGCGCTTCGAATGACCGTTCGCCATCGTTCTGGTCCATAATGGCCTTGATACGTAGCAATGCGTCACGATCGTACCGCTCCGGCCATAATGCCTCACCCGGCGCGCGCCCCAGCGGATCGTCCGCCTTCGCGAGGGCCGGCAAGCTCAGCACCCGCCACCTGTCCGGCTCGCTCGCAATCGCCCGCGCGTCCAGCCCGTCCTCGTGCCAGGGCGTCATCACGATCACAATCGCACCGCCGGGGTCCAACCGCGTCAGCAGGTCGTCCGTGTAGTGGTCCCATGCGGCCTCGCGCTTGACGTCACTCTCGGCGTCCTCGCGGCTCCGGATCGGGTCGTCGATCACGATCAGCCGGAACCCGGTACCCGTCGGCGGGCTGCCCATCCCGCGCGTCATCATCACGCCGCCCGCCGTCGTGTGCCATTCGTCCGCCGCCGTGCTGTCCTGCGCAATCGCAATCCGGCCCTGCGCCAAGTTCCGGGCCTTGCGCCCCAGCCGCCGCGCGAACCGCTCGTTATAACCCGAAATCAGCACGTTCGCTGCAGGGTCCAGCTCCAGCATCCGCACCGCCAGCCGGACGGTCACATTCTCCGTTTTCCCATGCCTCGGGGGCATCCTCACGGCGAGACGGTCACATCGCCCCCGCAGAACGTCGTCGACGTCGCGCGCCACTCGCCGAATGTGCCGCGGCAGATACCATCCATGTGGGTACGTCTGCAGCAGCCAGTCGGCGTAGTTGGCGTTAGTCGTCGTCGTCTTCGCTCGGAGACGTCGACAATACTCTTCCCTCAAGCGCCGCGATCTCGCGTCGTAGCTCATCGTCGGATAGACTAGAGACATCCATCTGCACCTGTTGCATGAACGGCGGGTTGTACCGCTCCGGCTTGTTGTGCGTGAGCATAAACTGCAGGAGGCGGTCACTGCCCTTGAGTGCGCGCTGTCTGGCGACGTCTTCGAGCATCTCGTTACCGAGTTCCATGGCCTCAGCCCACCGCCGCGCGAACTCCGGCGAGTTCCGCTTATACAGGTAGACCGTCTGCCGTGTCACCCGCGCCGACCTCGCTGCATGCGTCACGATACCGGTCTCTCCGAGGACCTTGAAGAACCTCAGCCACCAGTCGCGTTCCTCAAACGTCAGATTGGTAATATCTTTCGCCATCTACATCCTCGAAGGTATGAACTCGTGGCCGCATTCCGGGCATTTCACCGTCGCCTTCTGATCGAGCCTGCCCTGTTCGTCCGAACCAATCGGCTCGCAGCTTGGCACCTGATTCAGCATCGCTCCAAGCTCGTCCGCGCTCCACAGGTCGTCCAGCTCCACGCCATCCTCCGCAAGCGAGGCGAGCATCTCCGCGTCCCATTCGGCGAGTTCAGCGGTCCTATTATCGAGCAATGCCAGCCTTGCCTTCTGCTTCTCGCTCAGGCCGCTCCGGCGCACTGCTACGATCGTCTCGCCGTCGGCGTCGACCACCTTGACGCGCTCGATACCGGCCTCCGCGGCAGCGGCGACAGTTCCATTGCCCGCCAGCACGCGGTTTGTCTCGTCGATCACGATCGACCGCGCCGCGCCCACCTCCTGCAGCGAGGCGACCAGCATCCCCTCCGCCCGCGGGCCGCGTTTACGCGCGTTCCGTTTGTCTAACTTGAGATCAGCGATACTCGGCATAGTCTCCCTACCCAGAAACGACAGAAGCCCCTCCGGGGGCATCAGCCCTCGGCGAGGCTTCGCAAAGCCGCCAGTTTTCAGTTGTCGTGCTATTCTACGCGAACCCTGCCGCGTTTGTCAAGCAGTATCTGCAAATCCATCAGACACATTTGCGAAATGACGGCGCAGACGAGCATTCTGTGGTCCCATCGGACGTACTGGTTGCAGTGTCCGTCCGGGCAGCGGCCCGTTCTGACGCCTGTGTACGGGTCTTCCCGCTCATCATGGACGTGCACCGCCAGCATGCCGTTACCCTCCCGCTCGATCAGCGGGCGACCGCAGGCCGGGCAGACGAGGAGTGGGAGGCGGTGCACCCCTCAGCTAGCCTCGATACAGACCAGCGTACCGGTGTTCATCTCATCGCCTCCTCAATCTCCGCCTTGATCGGCTCCAGCAGCTCGCGTAGCCGCCGGGCGATCCTCACAACGCGATCCGGGTCGTCGGACACTACGATCTGTCCCAACGACAACATCCGCCTCTGTTCCAGAGTACAGCCGGACGGCTTGGCCTTGCCGGGCGCCTTTAGCTCGACAAACAACCAGAGCGGCCCAGCTATGTGAACGGGGAGGTCGACCATTCCGGGGTCAGACCCCGACAGGTCCGCCCGGTACTGTCCAACGCGCAGGCACTCGAACCCGGCGTAGTCCAACGCCTGCTTCGTCGCCGAGACGACCGCGGCTTCCGGGTTCGTGCGCCGTGCCCTCCCGCCGCGCATCAGCGCAGGTTCGTCCGAGGCCTTGCGCCCGCAGGCAAGACAGACCCAGCCGACGCGGGTCCGGGCCGTAGTGGGCAGTCGTAGCGGGCGCATCTCGGCCCCGCAGCATATCGGCGCGCCGGCGCTCATTTCGCCTCCTTCATAGGGACGAGCCCGTACGCCTCGTAGTTCGGCAGTGGCAGCGGTCCGTCCTGCGGTCGCCATAGGTGCAGGCAGTACGGGTTGATCCGCGCCTGATTGTGGGACGGGTGATACTGCAGGACCGTTTCATCCGGCTCCCAGATTGCGTTCCGCACGACCTCCATCTCCAGCCATGTCGGAGGGCGGTCTCGGAGGCTCACGCTCACGTGGTCCCAGTTACTCCCCCACGAGACAATCAGCCCCAGCACCTCCGGCGTCATGCCCATGAGTATCCGTTTCTGCGCCGCGAACCCCGAGTCCGTCCGCTGCAGAATGCGCACGCTACGAGGGTTGCCCATCAGCTCCCTGATCTCGTCGTTCGTTTGGCACGTCCAGAATGGTTTCATCGTTCCTCTCCTCCTCCTGCAGAATCGCTCCACAATGCCCGCAGAGCGTCGCAAACCGCCTATCCTGCGTCTTACTACCATTCGCCCCTATCTCTTCTCTCCGTGGCACGTAGCGCGATTATGGGGCATCCGCGCTTGAAGTCTCTCTAGCGGCCTCGGTCTCTGCGTCGTTCTCAATGCTCACGGTCTCGACGTTCTGCACCCACGCCTCCCAGTCCTCCGCCTCGCCCGAGTAGGTCACAGCCGGGATGTGCTCCATGAGACGTATCGCGATCTTGAATGGGTCAACGTCGCCAACGACGCTGCAATGGACCTTGTTCGTTATTATCATCGTTACCTACCTCGAATGATTTGCAACTCGCGCTACTCAGCAACCTTAGAGTTTCTTAAGGTTCGGGCATACCTCGAATCGGCGAACGTCTCTCGAAGGCGATTATCTGCGCGAGCTGATCTCAAATGTAGGGTGTAGGGTGTAGGGAGGGTGTAC